CCGAGCTGGCGCGCATCACGCTGCCGGGCCGGTGCAGCGCGGTACATTGCATGGACGTGCCGAACGGGAATTGCCAGTTCACGTCCTACATCGACTTCCCTGGCGACATCATCCGCCTTCACGCGGAACTCGGCTTCGACTTCGTCGCCCGTCACGCGATCTGGAAGGAGCCGCTCGGCGTTCGCCGACGGACGATGCAAAAGAACCTCGCACACGCGACGGCCGTAGAGGATTCTGTCATGTGCGGTGTCGCGTCGGCAGACTACCTGTTGGTATTTCGCAAGCGCGGGACCAACCCGATCCCCGTCGCGAATCCGGTCGGCTTCCTTAGCTACGCCGGCGACGACTCGAAGATGCCGGCCGACGTGCGCGCCCTGCGCGGGTTCGAGGGCGACCAGAAGCAGAACCGGTTCTCGCACTGGATCTGGCGACGCTACGCCTCGTCGATCTGGGATGACATCCGCCTCGGGCGCGTGCTGCCATTCGAGGAATCCGGCGACGGCAGCGACCAAGAGGAAAAGCACGTTCACCCGCTTCAACTGGACGTGATCGACAGGGTTGTCCAGATGCGAAGCAATCCCGATGAGACGGTGTTTACCCCGTTCATGGGGATAGGCTCCGAAGTCTATTCGGCCCTGATGGCTGGTCGTCGCGGGGTAGGCGCTGAGTTGAAGGCGAGCTACTATCGACAAGCCGTTCGCAACGCCAACGCAGCGGCGATCGGCGCCAAGGCCGAGGCGGAACAGGCCGATATTTTCGATTCGGTCGAACTGGTCGATGACGAACCCGCATGACCCCCTTCAACACCCCCGACAACCAGCCCGATCGTCCCTACGCGGGACCGATCGACACCGGCTATTCGCTCCGGATCATCCCGAGCGATCGCATCCGCTACCACTGCGAGTCATGCGGGCAGGTGACGGATGCGGGCGTGTGCTCGCGGTGCGGTGAGCGCCATGTCTGACCTCCGCGACCTCTACAGCCAGCTCCGCTACCAGCTCGCGCCCGTGAGCGTGACGACGATGGGGAATTGCCCGGCGTGCGCTAAGCCTTCGCGCGGCGCGGGAATGTGCCACACGTGCTTGCTGGCTGCGCTCATTGATGCCGCGCCGAGGTACGACTGGCACTACCTCCGCGAACGATTGCTCGAATCACGCATGGCCATCCTGACGGCCGAGCAGTTCATCGCGGACGAGGAGGCCGGCAATGGCTGACCTGCCGTCCATTGTGGCCGCCCTTTTTGTCGAGCGCGACGGATGCTATGCCGGTGTGCCGGGCGTCGATGTTTGGCCACAACAGAGGGACGCGCGTCTCTATGGGGGGCCGCATCCGGTCGTCGCTCATCCGCCGTGCCAGCGATGGGGCGCATTAGCGGCTGCAAATTATGCGCGGTGGGGCGGAGAGCATAACCGTCCTGGAAACGACGACGGATGCTTTGCGTCCGCTCTGTCATCAGTGCAGGCGTTCGGCGGGGTGTTGGAGCACCCGGCAAAGTCTCGAGCGTTCGCGGCTCATGGAATACGCAAGCCATGCGGGATCGGATGGCAAATGATCGGACTCCGCGAATATGTGTGCGAAGTATGGCAAAGCGCATATGGGCATCGCGCAGCGAAGGCGACGTGGCTCTACTACGTCGGCGACCTACGCCCCTTCAATCTTCGCTGGAGCCGCCAGAAAGGAACTCACCAGATCGGGTTCCAAGACCGGCGCGGCAAGGCGTTGAACAAGCCAACGTTGAGCAGACGCGAGGCGAACGCGACGCCAATTGAGTTCAGGGACGAATTGATCCGGCTTGCGCTCATTTCGCAGACGACGCCTGACGATCTGAGGGCCGCCGCATGACCCCATCCGCCTACGCCGACCTGCGCAACCGCGTCGCCGACCTCATCGCCGAGGGCGAGACGGACAGGGCGCGCGAGGCTGCGATTGAGTGCAAGCGCCTGGAAGCCCTCGGGCTGCTCGGCACCGAGCACAGGGAGCGGCTGCGGGAGGTTCAGGCCGACCTTGCCGCCCTCATCAAGGGCCGCTCGCGCGCCGCTGTGAGGCGCGCTGAGGCGGATAGGGGGCTGTGCTGATGCGTACCGCGATCAAGCGCGCCCTGATCCATTCCTACTGCCACGGAATAGTCCCGGCTGCGCTCGTCGCGCTGGCGTTCCGTGTGTTCAACCTCAAGGGGGCGTGATGGACTGGTTCCGGATGTATTCCGAGTTCGCGACCGATCCGAAGGTACAGATGATGCCCGAGCCGATGCAACGTCGGCTTGTGATGTTGTTCTGTTTCCAGTGTCAAAACGGAAACGTTTCAGAAACGTTTCATGAAACAGAGCGTGAAACAGCACTGGCGTTTTTCATGCGCATCACCGTCGAAGAATTGCGCGAAACGAAGGCTGCATTTGCTGCACGCAACTTCATCGACGACGCTTGGAATATCCGCGCATGGTCGAAGCGCCAGTACGCCTCAGACTCAAGCACGGCGCGGGTTCGCGACTTCCGGTCGAGGCAGAAGTGCAATGCAACGTTTCACGAAACGCCACCGAAACGTTCCAGTAACGCACCAGAACAGAACAGAACAGAACAGAGAAAAGCTCTTGTGCAGCAAGCCGCACGCTTCGATGAGTTTTGGTCCGCGTATCCGGTGAAGAAGGGCCGAGCCGCGGCGGCGGCAAAGTGGAAGTCCAAGAATCTCGACGCGATCGCCGACACGATCATTGCCGACGTGAAGCGCAGGCTCGCCGAGGACCGACAGTGGCGCGACGGTTACATCCCGCACGGGTCGACGTACGTCAACGGCCACGGCTGGGAAGATGCGATCGAAGCTGCCAGAAACAGTGGCGCTGCCAATGGCGCCGACGCACTTCCAGACTTCATGCGGGGGGCGATCTGATGCGCGCGTCGGAGGTTGCCAAGTTGCTCGCAGCCCAGGTTGATGGCGTCGTGCGGGAACTCTTGCCGAAGGGCAAGCGCGTCGGCCACGAGTGGCGCTGCGGCGGTGTTGACGGCGAGCCCGGCGAGTCGATGGGCGTCCACCTGTCGGGCGAGAAGGCCGGCGTCTGGGCAGACTTCCAGTCCGGCGAGTCGGGCGACTTGATCGGCCTGTGGATGGCTGTGCGGCGCTGCGATCTGCGCGAGGCGTGCCGCGACGCGATGGCCTACCTCGGCATTCGCGAGGACGCGCCCAAGGCTCCTGAGCGCGCGTACAAGCGCCCCACGCGCGACGGGGTGTCTCCGCTGTCTGCCGAACACTCCGCGTGGCTGAGAGACGCGCGCAAGCTGCCCGACGACACTGTGGAGGCGTACAAGCTGCGTAGCCGTGGCAACCGGCTGATGTTCCCCTACCTGCTCGGCAACGATTTGATCTTCGCCAAGTACCGCGTGCTGCCTAAGCAGTTCAGCGCGGACGCGGAGTGTGAGCCTATCCTGTTCGGGTGGCAGGCGATCAAGCCGACGCAGCGCGCCGTGGTCATCACCGAGGGCGAATTGGATGCCATGGCATTCCACGCCTATGGGTTCCCAGCGCTGAGCGTGCCGACCGGATCGGGCGCGCATGGTTGGGTTGATCGCGAGTTCGACAGGCTCGCGCGGTTCGACACGATTTTCGTATCGATGGACATGGACGAGGCCGGGCAGCGAAAAATCCCGGAACTTGTCGAGCGGCTTGGACGCGAGCGGACGCGAGTGGTCGAACTGCCGAACAAGGACGCCAACGAGTGCCTGATTCAGGGCATCGAACGGCAGGACATCGTGCGTGCACTGGTGTCCGCTCGATCCATCGACCCCGCCGAGCTTCGCAACGTCGGCGACTTCGAGGACCAGGTAATCGCGGAGTACACGCGAGTGGACGATGGCCTCGTGCTGCCATGGAAGAAAACCCAAGATGACATCCTGCTGCGCATGGGTGAAACGTCGATATGGGCCGGAGTCAATGGACATGGAAAGTCGGTTGTCATCTCGCAAGTAACAGGATTCCAGGCATCGCGCGGCACGCGATGTTGCGTGGCCTCGATGGAGTTCCGTACTCCGCTCTGGCTGATGCGGATGAATCGCCAGATGTGCGGATCGGAGAAGCCAACGGAAGCGTTCGCGCGCCACGTGCACCGTGAACTTGCAAAGGTGATGTATGCGTTCGACGTGAGCGGCAGAGCGAAATCAGCTCGCATCCTCGACGTGTTCCGTTACGCGCGCCGGCGTTACGAAACGGAGTTGTTCGTCATCGACAACCTGACGAAGTGCGGTTTCGCCGATGACGACTATTCCGGTCAAAAAGCGTTCGTTGAAGAACTGACCGACTTCGCGCGCGAAACGCAATCGCACGTCGCCATCGTCGCGCATATGCGCAAGGGTGAAACCGAGGACAAGCCGAGCGGAAAGTTTTCCGTGAAAGGCTCGGGCGGCATCACCGACATGGCCGATACGGTCATCGAAGTGTGGCGCAACAAGCCCCGCGAACGCGCGGCGAAAGAGGCCCGCGAATCCGGCGAGCCGATGCCTGAGAAATACGCGAATCAAGCCGACACGATGCTGTTCGTCCACAAACAACGCGCAACCGGGAAGGAGCCGGCGATAGCCCTATGGTTCGACCAAAGCAGCACGCAGTTTCTTTCGAGCCCGGATCATACTCCGCGCCCGATGGTGGATTGGAGCGCAGTTTCGGTGCGCGTGGCATGAGCCGCGCCGAACAACGCGCCCGCAACCGCGCCGACTTCCCCGAAGCGGCTCGGGTGATGGACGCGCTGTCTCGATTCTCGCCGCGCCTGATCTGGGCGCAGGAATCTGGCCGAACGATTGGGAGGCAGCCATGACGTGGAAAAATCAGGCGTGCGACGGAACCCCTGTTGATCTCGCGCGGTTCGTGCATAGCGCACTTCGCCGCAGGCGCCAAGGTCTGCATACCGTCGTCCTGCACGCGCCGGGCGTAGTCGAGATCATGGGAGCGGAAACAGCGAAGGCTGCACGCTTCGCGGCACGGAATCCCGACGGAGTGGTGTGCACCTATCGCGCGTCGATGAACCCGGACGCATTCGGACTGACGGTCAGAGAAATCCTGGGCGACATCAAGCACACGATCGGATGCATGGGTGAGCGGTCGTGACCGTCGACACATGCCTGCTGTGCGATGCGCCGCTGGAAGGGCGCGACACGATTTTTGCTCGCATCGACGGCACGCTCTACGAAGTGCACGCGCGCTGCGAAGTCGTCGGGAAGATCGACGAGCCGTCGCGGAAGATGCGAGACACGCACCGCGCGCTCCCTTCATCCAAGTTTCGGATGATCCCGCGATGAGCCAGACGTTTGTGCTCGGCATCGACAACGCGCGAGGCCGCATGGCCGCCGCGTGGAAAGCCGCGTGTTCGCTGCTGGAACTCGGGAAGCCCGTCCGCGTGCGTTTGGATGAGTGCAAGCCTACTCGGACACTGGAGCAGAACGCGAAGCTCTGGGCGATGCTCGGAGATATCTCGAAGCAAGTCGAGTGGTGCGTAGACGGCAAGTTGCAGAAACTCGAACCGGAGGACTGGAAGGACATCTTGACTGCCGGACTGAAAAAGTCGCAGCGTGTTGCGCAGGGTGTCGAGGGCGGCTTCGTGATGCTCGGGCAGCGCACCAGCAAGATGCGCATCGGCGAGATGGTCGAACTGATCGAGTTCGCGCAGTGGTTCGGCGCGGAGCACGGCGTCAGGTGGGGCGATGACGGCCAGTGAACGGAAGTGGCTATCGGCGGTCGGATCGATTGATTTGTGCGTGCTGTGCGGACGCATGGGCGAGCAAGTCGCACATCGGAACGAAGGGAAGGGCATGGGCCTGAAAACCGATCCGCACATGACTGCGCGCCTTTGCCGGGCTTGCCACGACGAAATCGACAACGGGCGGCACATGGAGCGCGCCGAGCGCAGGGCACTGATGGACCGCGCGATTGTGCTGACGCATGACGCGCTGATCCGCGCGGGGAGGCTGAAACTCGCATGAGACGCGCAGCCAAGACCGACGCCAACCACGCGCCAATCCTGCGCGCCCTGCGTGCGACTGGCGCCTACGTCGTGGACTGCTCGCACGTCGGGGCAGGGTTTCCCGACGCCATGGCGTTTTTTCGCGGGCAATGTCTTCTCGTCGAAATCAAGGACGGCGCCAAGTCGCCCAGCCGCCGACGCCTGACTGCCGACCAGCAGGTATTCCACGCCGAGGCGCTGGCGCGTGGCGTCCGAATCCACGTCATCCATTCCGAGGCCGAGGCGCTCGCGCTGGTCGGGGCTCGGGTGGCCGCATGAGCGACTACAGCGCGCCCGAGATGCACGTCGAGCGCCGAATATGCGGACGCATCCGCGCGCGCATCCTGCGCAACGCCTGCGCGTTCTGCCGCAACCGGGACCGGCAGGCGCCGGCCGGCTTCGAGACCTGCAGCCTGTTCGGCAGGCGCTATCCCCTATGCGGCACGGACGGCCGCGCGCTCACGTTCGAATTCGATGAAACCACCCTGCCGCGGGAGGCCGCATGAAGGACGAAACGCCGCCATCTCCGTTCGACGTCTACGTCCGCCGGCGGCTAGAGTCCTGGGGCCGCGAGTTCCGGCTCGACCGCGACTTCGAGCTGCTCGGTCACCGGTCGAAGGACATGCTGCAGGTGCTGATCGAGCACAAGGGCGAGATGCCGCCGAAGTCGATCGGCTACAAGCCGTTCCGCGTGCCTGATCTCGAGATGCAGATCGAGGACATCGTGCACGACATCCACCGGGACGCGCGGCACCTCGCGATCGTGCTGCGGGCGTACTATTGCGGCAGCGGCCGGCAGAGCCACGAGCGCCGCGCGACCGCGGAGCTATTGCTCGGGCGCGTGATCGACCGGCGCACCTACTACGCCTACCACGACTTCGGGTTTCAGCGCGTCGCCGGGGCGTTGTCGGCCATCTCGCGAGCGGCGTAGTCACCTTGAGACGGCGTGGGATTGTGTGCGCACAGAAAACGTGAGGTAAAATCGAAGCATGAGCATCACCACTTTGTGTCCATACGACGAAGACGGTCGTGCGCGTCGGACCGATACGTGGTTCGTCTATCAAGCGTTCGCCGAAATGCCGTCCAATCACGTGTTGGTCAAGGTCGGTATCAGCACCAAGCCATTCGAGCGGCTGATGGCAATCTACTGCAATAGCCCATTCCTGATCGAACTCGCGTGCTTCGCTCCAGCAGGCGGGAAGAAGCGAGCCCTCGGAATCGAATCGAGAACTCTCTCAGAATTTCGCGGCTACGTGACACGCGGCGAGTGGCTGATGCTCCCGACCACGGCAGAAGTGAAACGCTCATTCGCAGAGCGGTCGAGCACGATTTTCAAGGCGGTTACAGGATCACCGCCCCCATGGCGCAGAGTGACTGGTGATCAGATCAGGGCGCAGATTGCGTTCTCGATCAAGAAATTCGCCGCTTGACATGTGTGCGTGAAATCGAGTAGAAATAGCCATACCAAGAAATCCCACTACTGCCCGCCACGTGCGGGCAGCGTCGTTTCTGGAACCCCACAACGGCTGCCCTCGGGCGGCCGTTTTCGTTTCTGCAGCGCGGTGGTCGAGTGGCACGACAGCTGGCTCATAACCAGCAGGCGCAGGTTCGAGTCCTGCCCGCGCAACCGTACCGACAAGCCGGTGAGTGTCGGCAACAACCCCGGCAGTGCAGGCCCGGCCCAGCATCGTCGATGCACGGGCCTAGGGCGGCTCGTCTCCTACCCGGGTGACTGCATTTATGGAGCCACGATGGATCTGAAAAGTGCCGCCGCCGAGTCCACGATCGCAGGCATTGCGAGCAAAACCACGCAAACGGGGGCAGCCGTGGCGGTAATCGGGGGACTGGCAGCAAACGAATTGGCGGCATACGGCGGCTTGGCGGTAGCGGTCAGCGGTCTGCTGATGAACTGGCTGTACCGGCACCGCGCTGACCGGCGCGATGCTGAGAAACACGCGCTGGAGCTGGAACGCCTCCGGCAGGAATGAAAACCACAGTCCTGCGAATCGCGGTCAGTGCGCTTTCGCTGAGCGCCGCCGGCACTGCGGTATGGGTCGCGAACGAAGGATTCACCGAGCGTCCGATCATCCCGACGCAGGGCGACAGGCCTACGATCGGCCACGGCAGCACGCGCTACGAGGATGGCAACCCGGTCCGCATGACGGACCCGCCGATCACTCGCGAGCGCGCCGCACGGCTCGCAGCGGCGCTGCACGATCAGGAGGCGCACAGGTTCCGCGATTCGCTGCCCGGCGTCGAACTGACGCAAGGCGAGTTCGACCTCTACCTGGATTTCACAGGGCAATTCGGCATCGGGAACTGGCGGTCGTCGAGCATGCGCCGGCACCTGCTGGCCGGCGAGTACAGGCAGGCGTGTGATGCGCTGCTGCGGTATCGGTTTGCTGCCGGGTTCGACTGCTCGACGCCGGGCAACCGGCGCTGCCCCGGCGTCTGGACGCGCCAGCAAGAGCGGCACCAGAAGTGCAGGGCAGAGGTCGCCCGCGTGGACTGGCTGACCGGCACCCGGCTCGTGTCGTGCGGGGTGGAGTGATGGTAGGCGTCGCCCTGTTGTTGCTCGGCGTCGCCATCGGTATCTGCATCAGCGCGCTCCTGCGCGCGAACGACTGAGGACTAGATCATGCTTGCACTTGCCACCCTGATCGTCGGCGTCGCTCTCGGCTACTTCGGCCGCCCGTACATCGACCGCTGGATTGACAGCGACTGATGCGCGCCTACCTCGCGCTCGCTGCGGTCGCCCTGGCGCTCGGCGTGGTCTGGTATGCGTACGCCACGGGCCGAGACCACGGCCGCGCTGCGTGCGAGGCCGACCAGGCCAGAGCGGCCGAGTCCGCCCGCACCGCTGCTGACGAGTCCGCCCGCGCGGCCGCATCCACGCACACAGCCACGCAATCGTGGCTTTGGCAGGCGCTCCCGCCGATCGACCTGCGCACAACCGAGGCCCGCGAACGTGTCCGCATCGTCTACCGTGAGGCCGCCGCACTGCCGGCTGCTGATCGCTGTTCTGCTCCTGCTCGTCCTGTCCGCGTGCAGCAGGAACTCGACCAGGCCCGCGATCGCGCCGCCGCAGCCGCCCGAGGTGAGATGCGCTCCGGCCCCGGCTGATGCGCTGCCGCCCGTCCCGGACTGCACGTCGATCCCGGC